TAATTCTGGTTTCCAACTCTATAACTAGTAGTTGTATTCTTATTACCAAAGGTTATATACTCAAATATACCTCTATTAAATCCACTGGTATTGCCTTCCGTGGCACCAGCAACAACGTCTACATCTTCTAGGATCCATTCTGTAGGTTCGATTCTAAAGACCGTCACTAAGGATGCTAGGTTGATTGTAACAGCCGTACCATTGTGGGTATAAGTAAAGTTCTTAGCAACTGTAGGATCAAAGGTATAAGCTGCTCGGTTAATAATGATACAGTAACGATTATTCCCATCTACATCTAAGTAATGGAAGTAAAGATTATCTGGATTAAAGTTAGTGGCTCCCCCAGTAAGGAATGTACTGGGGGGAGTCACATGATTAACTGGTAGATAGGTACCAATACTGGCACCATCCTTTGTATAGTTTACCTGTACTAGAGGTGGTCTTTTTTCGATAGACTTCTCAAGCGATACCAAGCAGTTGTCAATATTCTCTGCCTCACTAATTAACCTTTTGGTAGGAGCCTGTCGCCCTACGCCACCACTGAGTGTATTGATTGGAAGTCTAGTAAACATTAAAACCTCGTTCTGGTAAAGTATGGATCATTACTAAGGATGCCGCGTCTGTCAACAGCCGCTCTAGTTCCTGCATCTCCTAGGAATATAGATCTATTTTTCTTAAAGATATCTGAAGCACGTCCTCTGGCGATATGGTATTGTTCACGCACAGCCATGCGTTTATCCACATCTAAATCGCCTTGGGTAATAAGTTGATATTCTCTGGCTGCGGATTCCATGATGCCACGTTGTAACGCAGAATCAATATTATCCCAACCATAATAATCTTGTGCATTGCCTAGAGTAATAATAACTTCTATATCCAGAGTCTTATCAAACACATCTGTCTGCTTTGTTATATTGAAAAGCACAGGTCCGCTATTTGTGGACTTTAATGTAGTTTGGATCACCTCCCCCGTCGTAGGATCAAATAGTGGTTCTACGACCTGAGCATAACAAGCATTGGACGGTAAGTTAATCTTACCATTTAGATCTGGAGCTATAGTTGTTACATATCTATTATTGGCAATACCTCTCATTACCATAGCCTTGATTGTTTGATTTAAAATGAACTGAGCAACACTGGTGTCTACTCCAGATTCATTGGTTAAATCAGAAATCAAATGCTCTCCCGAGGACAACAGCATATGATTAATCGCATCTGTATAGCTGTATAGTCCCATTACTTAGTTCCTTTCTTCCCGTAGGGAACTAGCTTGTTAAGATATTCTTGACGTTTCTGACAGCCACAGCCTTCGGTTTGTTTAAAACCTACAGCCTTTGCCACCTTAGCTACCGTATCGCCAAGACCTTTAGATGAATTTGTAATTGGATTAAATGGTTTCATTTATCCTCCTTGCGAAAAAAATACCTAGGGGATCTTTCGACCCCCTAGGCATGTATTAAAATGTATTAGCTAACGCTAGATTAGGCTGCGGCTGAATAACTACCTTGAATTACAGCGCATAGTTCTGGACGCAGAATACCAGCACCAGCCATAATAGAACTTACAGTAAAGTAAGTACCACGACGAACATCCTTAACAGACTCAACCTTCATGCCCTGTAAACGTAGTGAGCATACAGCTGAACGTTGCCAAATGAGAGCTTTAATTGGTTTCATAGCGTCGCTTTGTGCAACAACACCGTCATTACCAATCATAGTATCAACATCCCAAGTACCATCAAACCAGTTAAAGTTATATTTTTGATCACCAAGATCACCAATAACATTAACAGTATCGCTAGCAGAGTACTCACCAGTAGCAAGATTAAAACCAGTAGCTGCAATATTAGTTGCAATGCCAGATTCAACCTTAGCGTGATCAAGTTGAGCAAGGTGATTGCTCTTTACAATCTTGACACCCATATACTCAAGAGCTTCGTTAATACCGAACATACCCTGACTAAGTGGAGCACCAAGGCCACCAGCTTCGGCTACACCACCGAAGAATGGACGACCAGCACCACCGACAAGGCCAGTAGCATCACGAGCAATACCAAGAGCACGAATGTCGTGGAAAGCCTGTGGGGTTACAGCGCAGTATACTTCGCCCATGGTAGCATCAATTTCAGCTAGACGAACCATGTAACGCTCTAAGTAATCAAGAAGAAGAAGAGCAGCATCAGTACGTTGGGTTTGAGTAGCACCGCGAAGACCAAGGAAATTAAATGCAGTAGCTGCGGCTAAACCAGCATTTGAATCAGCATGGTTCATACCACAAAGGTTATTACCACGGATGTTATTAAGTGGGTGTCTAGCTGGGGTAAATGCACCCTTAGCAATCATGCAAGCAATTTGCTTGTCACGAATGTAGCTGAGCTGAAGACCAGCCTGACGGGCTAGTTCAGATCTGTAATCCCACTGTGTAAGCATAAGGTGGATATCGTCTAATTCAAAGAAAGCGGCCATAGGACGCTCATCAAGTGAAATATCAAACCAACCTGGATTTTGAATATTTGAATCACCAAGTAACTCAGCACCAGCATTCCACTTACCAATATGACCAACAGTACCAGTTACTGGGAATCGCTTGGTTGTACCTGATTCAATGGTTTCAGTAGTAACCATTGGTTCAAACATATTGTAAGAATCATAAGCATTGATTACTTCGCCAGACCAAATAGGAAGCCAATAGTCTGGGTTAGTAGTGCTGCCAGCTACGTTTGGAATAGAAGTAGTACTAGCAGCCTGACCACCAAGAGGCCATGAGCCAAGTTGAGTTGCAGATGATGAGTTTGGATATCCTTGTGCTGGATAAATTGGATTAATTGCGTCTCCGAAAGCCATATTTGTTTCTCCTTATATAGAAACTCTCTATTATTAAATATTAAACAAAGGAGAAACCATTAGTTGTTCCGTGTCCTATAGGATTATACGGAGTTAACGATTTCTGTAACCGTACTTAGATGAATTAATAACCATTGCTTCTACTGCTTGTCTGTAGTTGGCATCAACACGATACCTTGGATCTCTCAGTGCAGCTTGTTGTTCAGCAAAGCTCTTAAACACCTGTACGGATTGTGGAACCTGTGAGGGGTTTACCCGATTATCCATTGGCCTAGGTTCCTGTGAAGGGGCCTTTGGTGGGTTTTGTTGCTCAAAGCGAGCCTTAAGTCCTAGTAGGACATTCTTATAGGCATTAGTCTGAAGTGCTCTATTAGTAGCAGCAACCTCTTCAGCAGTTAAGTTTTCCTGAGCCCATTTGAACATACGTTTAAGATTGTCATTGCCTCCGACAACCCCAGCAGCATCGTCCCATGATTGCTTAGCAAGAGCCTTACGACCCTTAATTAACTGCTCAATAATAACCTCATCAGCACCCATCTTGGATTGAATTTCCTTGCGTGTAGCATCACTTACGGCACCCGTTGAGTCAATTTCCTTGCCCCAACGAAGCCAATCTTCTGAACTTACACGACCTGTAGGTGGTTGCTGAGTTGGTTGAGGCGCAATCTTTAGATCCTCAGGAATACCTGATAGGTCCTCGACTGGCTCAGCCCGAGCAACTGGCTGTGAGTCCGCAACATAGTTGGGATTAGTCACGCCATTTTGATTGTATTGCTTCTTAAGCGAAGCGATCTCTTGTCTTGCTTGGGTAAAACCCTTACGGGCTTCGACCAAACTATTAAACCAGTCATCCGCAGACTTGAAATTACTTGGAATCTTTTGACCCTGATCTTGAACATACTTCATAAACATGGCACGTTCATGTGCAATCTGGGGACTCTCGGTCTGTACTGGGGTGGCTAGTGTTGGCTGAGTCTCGACAAGTTGAGATTGTTCAGCATTAATTGGTTCTGTCATTTAAATATCTCTCCTTTAGATTGTTCGTTACTTAGAACGAGTCTTAGGTTTCTTTGGTTGAATTGGTTTCTTAGAGTCTGGCTTAGGGCCAGTTCTACTTTTGACATACTCTAAGTCTTGTTTTGTATTTGTATTAATTTTCATCGCTTCTTCATCTTCTTACCAGAAGCCTTCTTCTTACTGGATGCCTTTTTCTTTTTCTTAACTGGCATTGGTTCCTCAGGTGGCATAGGCATCTGGGCACCCATACCCATCTGTGATTCCATCATACCTGGGCCCATACCTGTTGGCATACCCATTCCCATACCCATCATTGGCATTCGTGACATACAAACCTCATTTCTTTAATTTTTTCCAAATACTCATACCTGTAAGATGGTAGTTTCTTTCTACTACAGTTACGTTATTATTTCCTACAATATCTCCACCAGCTCTAAAATCTAACTGCTTTTGACTGGCATTAAAACCTGTGTAAATATCTTCTCCTGGATCAGTTAAGTTAACATCATTAACAGCAGTAGAAGTAGTGGCTCTGGTGTAAATTTGGCTGCTTAAGTTAATAAGAAGAGTTCCTGCAGAATTATTAGCAAAATTAAGAGCCCCTGCATTAGTTGCTGTAGTAGCATGAAATAAAGCTCTTAATCTATTAGAAACTTGACCATTTTGAATATTAATTGCAAATTTTCCATCTACATTCCTAGCAGAATTTTCTTCTACAAGAGTAAATGTTTGATTTTGTGTGTTATCTTTTGGATCAATATAGACACCATATGCTAAAGCTACACCTTGTTCAAATGAAATGGCTGGCATGTGTTATTCCTTTATTTAAGTTTTTTAAGTAATCTAAGACCAGTATTATGATAATCTATTTCACTAGCAGTAACTTCGGTATCTGTGTCTTCAAAGTTATTATAAGTTAATGGAAGTTCTCTAATAACAGCAGCTTCCTCTACACAAATAGTAAACTGACCAGGAACAGTAATTTCATTTCCACCCTTTATACTTGCTATACTTGCATACATTGAATTATTAACAGTATTAAAAGTATGACCTTGTGAAATTAAACTAGCAATAGTTGTTGTAGCCACTTGAGTACCATTAGCAAACCAAGTAATTGTTCCATTATTAAACCTTACCTCAAGTTTATGACTTGCAAAAGCATTTAAATTTGTATTTACAACGTAACAAAACCCAACAGTAAAATTTGAAGATGCCGCATCTACTTGAGCTATTACAACACAATGCCAAGTAAATGTAGTATCATTTAATCGAACAGGTAAAAAACCAAAACCACGCGAAGTACCTATAAAAATAGGTAGTGGAAAAGTTGAATCAGTTCCATAGGTATTTTGAGTATGGAAATATCTATAACCAACAAAGAATTGAGTATGATTAGCTACTTTTAAACCTGCTTCAACACTTGAGTTTTCGTTTATATCAAAATA